TTGAAAGTCTCCGCTGAATTAGCAATTGTAATAACAGGAGTCATCACCCCTGTTCCCTCTTTTACTACACAATTCAAGGTTCTTCCTGCTTCACCGTCTGGAATGAAAGTGCTGTTTTTCCTTTTCTTGACTCTGTATAATTTAACTTCAAAACTCATAACATCACCTCAGAAAATGTTTCACGTGAAACATTATAGTAATGCCCCACGTGAAACCAAAAATATCAATCTAACAGGAAAACAACTGCATTTTCCGTGAAGTCATTCCAATACCGATCGTTGAAGTGCCACCAAACATTAGTGTACTCACCCCTTGCATTGTAAGGAGTAACGGCGGTTCTTGCACCATAGGTAGTGACTCCTGCCGCTTCTTCATCCATGAGGACTCCTAAAATGTTAGATGTTGCTGTACCTTTACTATCTGAGGTAATAACACCAGTAGAAAGCATATATCTGGCTTTCACGTTAATTCCCATAGGAGTCTGTATTGACTGCCAGAAATTTACACCCTCATAGTCCATCATTTTAAGATACTGTTCGTTAAATACACTGGAAAATATAGTGCTTTCCACATTGTTCATTTCCGGTGTATATAAATATAACCTCTGATTCTGGACAGGAGTGTGACGCATAATATTGTGGCCTGTGATATTGATATGATACTGTAAACTTCTCTCTGTCATAAGACCTGAGATAGTTTTAATTCTGGAAAATGCCCATTTGTAAAATGGAACAAAATTTTCTGGTTTCTTAACTGTTTTACTGTCGAGTGTAAGACCTGTCACGTCGTTGTATTCTGTGACAAGGTGAATAACATTAGATGTATCACCTACTATTTTGCCACCAATTAAGTTAGCAATAGTTGCCCTTGCTGTATTTTCATGACACTGTTCAATCATATCCATAGTGTTCTGAACGAGCATGGTATAAAATCTCTCAAACTCTTCTTCGTTCTGTAATGCAATATTTAGCTGGTCACGGAAAATGGTGTAGTGCTTACTGTACACGCACTGACCATAAAAGTTGGTCTGTAAAATGTCTGGTTTGCTCACAATGTCAGCATCAATACTCTGTCCATCGGTTAAATCATATGAAACATTCTGTTCCCAATTTTTGTCACCAATGTTAATCTTTCTAACATGATTTCCCCATTTC